ATGCTGACCGATCGGGAATGTCGGTCGGCCAAGCCGCGCGAGAAGCCGTACAAGTTAGGCGATGCGGGCGGGTTGTACCTCTATGTCACCCCCGCCGGCGCGAAGTCCTGGCGGATGAAATATCGCATTGCGAAGCGCGAGAAGCGCCTCACCTTCGGGCTGTATCCGGAAGTGACGTTGCAGGAAGCACGCGAGCTGCGCGATCGGGCGCGAAAGCAGATCCGCGACGGCATCGATCCATCGATCGCGAGAAAGCAGACGCGCGCGCAAGCCGCACTCTCGGCCGAGACCACATTCCGCGCGATCGCCGAGGAGTGGCACGCGACATACAAATCGGGCTGGAATGCCCGTTATGCGAGGCAAATCCTCGACCGGCTGGAGAACCACGTCTTCCCGGCGATCGGTTCGGTTCCGATCGCCCAGGTCACGGCGGCGATGGTGCTGCAGGCGATCCGCAAGGTGGAAAGTTCCGGCGCGATCGAAATGGCGCATCGCGTGCGCCAGCATACCTCCGACGTGTTCGTTCACGGAATTTCGACGGGGCGATGCGAGGACGACCCAGCGCATGTGATCGCCAAGGCGCTCAAGCCGGTTCCGAAACGGCTCTGGCCCGCGGTACGGACGATCGAGGACGCGCGCGAGGTCCTGCGGGCAGTCGAAATGCAGTCGGCGGCGCGACAGACCAAACTCGCTTCGCGCCTTATGGCATTGACCGCCGTCCGGTCGGGGCCCCTTCGCAATGCTGCGCCGAGCGAATTCGAGGGGCTGGACGGGCCGGAACCGGTCTGGCGCATTCCCGCCGCGAAGATGAAGCTTTCGCGCGAGCGCAAGGCGGACGCCGGTTACGAGTTCGTCGTTCCGCTGTCGACCTGGTCGGCCGAGCTGGTCCGCGGCGCGCTCCGTATCGCGGGCCCGAACGCTGTCTTTCTCTTCCCCTCGTCACGCGATCCGAAGAAACCACTCAGCGATTCGACGATCAGCGCGGTATATCTCGATGCCGGACTGCGCGATCGGCATGTCCCGCACGGATGGCGCGCGACCTTTTCGACGATCATGAACGAACGCGCCGCGGTGGAAGACCGCGAACGCGATCGCGCAATTATCGATCTGATGCTCGCTCATGTTCCAGATGGCGTCGAGGCGGCCTACAATCGCGCGGCCTATATGCCGCGCAGGCGCCAGCTGGCGCAGGCCTGGGGGGACATGCTGATGGAAGGGCTGCCGCCTACCGCAATATTGCTCGGCAATCGCTGAGCATTGCCCGGGAGAACCGGGCATGACGGGGCGCGCATCATCGACACCGCACGGCGCCCGGCCGATCGGCGCCTTTTCCTCGCTGCTTACCGGGTCGACGCCCGGCAGGGAGAGCCGCGCGCGCTTCGCTCGGGGCGATAGCCCTCGATCGGGGCAACCGGTCTGGCGCAACAGCTATTATGTCGGGCAGATCGAGGAGCGCATCTGGCGGCCGATAAACGGCGGCACGAAGCGCGGCGGCAAACGGTGGACGGCGGCAATGCTCAAGGCGGCGCGCAGTTTCGAGCGCCGGACGCGCGCGGAACGGCAACAGGTCGAACCCGGCACGCGCAACGGAAAGCTCGGCGAAATAGGAATCGCGGTGCTCGAATATCTCTATCAGACCGTCGATTATTCGACCGGCAGACTGGAACCGGCGATCCGCACCATCGCCGAGGCGATCGGCCACTCCTATGCCGCCGTACACGCGGCCCTGAAACGTCTGCGCGAACACCGCTTTCTGAGCTGGACGCGCCGCAGCGAACCGATCGAGGATCCGCAGCCCGGAGGCCCACTCGTCCGCCAGGCAAGCAACGCCTATGCCCTGCTTTGCCCGCCGGCGATGAAGAACTGGCTTTCTCGCCTGCTCGGCAAGGCGCCCACGCCCGAATGTGAACGCGACCGCCGCGCTCGCGAAAACGCGGCCTTCGAGCTGATGCTGGCGGAGATGACGCAGGTCGAGCGCCATGACGTGACCTGGACCGGCGACGCCTTTCTCGGCGAAACGCTGCGGAGCCTCGCCGCCGCGGTCGACGCGCGCGAGAAGCAGGAGCGCGAATCTTCCGGAAACGATGAAACCGGGGGTCTATGAGATAGACCATGAAAGGAGTGCCTCCGGCACGCGCTTTTAGTCCCCCCGTCCCCGCCGCACCGAAGCGAACAGACCAAACGACAGCGCAAGGCGCACTGTCGGACGGGGCGGCTTACGCCGCCCCGTGGGCTCCCGAGGGGAGCAAGCGGAAATCGTGCCAATCCTCGCGAACGGTGTTTCAGGTTGCGCCGTCGAGCAGCATCGAGGCCCAGGCATCGAACAATCGCCGGCGACGCGCGATCTGCACAGAGCGGTTATACGCCGCCTCGACCTTGTTCGACGGCGCATGCGCCAGCGACAGATCGATCGCGTCTCGATCCTTCGGAAACCGCTCGTTGAGAATCGTCGAGAAACTGGCCCGCCAGCCATGCGGCACATGGCGGCCGCGATAGCCCGCCCGCGCATAAAGCGCCCCGATCGCGCCCTCCCCGATCCTGCCGCTGCGTCCGCGAAAGACGAGGCCTTTCCGATCGCCCGGCAAATCGTTGAGGATGGCGACCGCGGCGGGCGCGAGTGGAACGATATGGTCGAATTGGGAATCGGCCTTATTGGCGCGCCGCAGCTTCATACGCGCCGCGGGCACACGCCAGAGCGCATCCGCGCCGTCGAGCCCCTCGAATTCATCCCACCGGGCGCCGCGCAGCGCACCAAGGCGAACCGCCGTGAGCGCCAGGAACCGCGACGCGGCTTTGATGTCGAAGCTGCCGCCGGCGCGATCGCAGTCGACCAGCAGCGCGCGACATTGGTCAAGGTTGAGCAATGCCGGCTGCCGGCCTCGCGCTTCGGGCGCATGCATGGCGCGGCCGACGATCGCCGCCGGATCGGCCGAGGCTGCGCCTTCCGAGATCGCCAGCGCGAAGACCGCCGAAATCCGCTGCCGCAGGCGACGCGCCGTCTCCAGATGGCCGCGGGCTTCGACACGGCGTAGCACCTTGAGCACCGCCGGCGCGTCGATCGACGCGAGCGAGCGGCTGCCGATTTCGGGAAACACGTCGCGCTCGAGGCTGGTGATCACATCATCGGCATGCCGCTCGCTCCACCGCGGCAGCTGATGCGCATGCCATTCGCGCGCGGCCGCTTCGAACGTCCGCGCGGCCGCCGATCGGCGAGCCTGCACCATGGGGTTCGCCCCATGTTCGACCAGGCGCCGTGCCGCGTCGGCCAGATCGCGCGCTTGCTCGAGCGCGATATCCGGCCAGCTGCCGATCGTCATCAGCTTTTCGCGATCGTCGAATCGGTAGCGAAGCCGAAAGGATTTGAGACCGGTCGGCGCAACATAGAGATAGAGCCCGCGCTCGTCATAGATCTTGTAGGCACGCGAACGCGGCCGCGCGGCCTTTACCGCGGCGGTGGTGAGCATTGCTCATTTCCTTACTGCTGGATCTGGCGCTTCAGGCGCGTGCGGCGGACAATCCCTCCGCCGCTATGATCGCAAACGGGCAGAAAACCGCGGCCATGCGGCGCATCGATCTTGACCGATACCCCAGGCGATACCCCATCCGGCTTGCAATGTTGGATTTGCAGTGGTCGACCGATGTAAATGCCGAACGGAGCGAGCCCGATGCGCGAACCGCAGATATTCAGCGAGGAAGAACTGGCATTTCATATCGCGCTGGCGGTCAAGGCCGTGCCGCGCACCGTGCGCCAGGCGCTGCTTTCGAGACAGCTCGACGAACGCGAGGTCGCGGAGGACGCCTTCGGCGCGACGATCGCGCATAAACTGATGTCGGCGAACATGACGGTGCATCAGGCGCCACCGATCAACACCAACGCCTAGAATATTCCGAGAAACCGCGTCTTCCGCCGCGCCTCGGCCTCGGCCGCCGCCTGCAGCCGCTCGCACTCGGTCAGAAACCGGTCGGCGCCGCGTTTGTCGGCATTGGCCTTGTCGAGCTGGCCGGTCTGGCGGTCGCCAAACGCCACCCACTCACCCGAACTGTCATTCGACGGCGGCGTTGCTCCCGGCGTCTCCTCGAGAAGCCCGGTCGCGCGGAGCAGCTCCGGACAGGGCAACGCACCAAGCTGAATATTGGTACGCGGCCCGCAGGCACAGAGCGCGGCGGCCAGCATCGTCAACGTCGCCACCGATCGGCAACTCAGCGCCGTTGGCCTGATGGATCGCACGGTCATTCTCCTCGGTGATTGCATCGGACTCGGCATGTTCGGTCGAAACCTCGACGCGTGTATCCAGCGCGACGCCGGCAGCATCCGCGGTGCGCGCGGACACGCTCGCATCCACCTTCGCGCCGACCGCCGCCTGTTCGGCCGAGTACGGCCGGACGAACAGCCACCAGATCAGAAAACCGACGGCGAGCAATGCGGCGATCGCGGCGACCGCGCGCGGCACCAGGTCAGCGAGCTTCATCGGTAGCACCGTTCGAAATCAACATTGCCGATTCGTGCGTCGATCCAGCCCGGCATGAAGCTCTCGAACCGGCTGTTGCCCGAAGCGAGCGAAAGATAATGGCCCGCCTGTTGGGCGTCCATCAGCCGCCCGACCAGTCGACATGCGGTTGCCTTGCCTCGCACGCGCTCGAGCGCCGCATATGCCGCCAGGCTTGCCGGGCCGATACGGCCGTCCACGCGAATGTCGCGAAAATCGCGTTCCTGCCGGTTCAGGCTGTTCAGTGCGATTTGGAACCATCGCGACGGCATCGCGGGTCCGGCATTCACGCCGCTGTCGATCGCTTCCTCGGCGACGGGAACAGAAATCTCGAGCAGTCGATCGAAACCCGGCGCGGCGATATAGTCGTCGAAATAGATTTCCTGTGCGGTTTCCTTCGGCAGCGCCGCCATAGGTCCGTCATATCCGTGGTCGCGCGCGACCCGTTCGGTTATGCCGTGGTTCGTTGCTCCGCCCGGATCGTCGGGGTGATCGACATATCCTCCTTCAACGTGAAAGAGCGCCGCGATGATCGCCGCGGCGGCTGCTGTCACGATGGCGGCGCCGCCGGTGCGCCGGCGCGATCCATCGGTTGGCTCGGAATCAGACATCATCCTTTTCCTTCTGCTTGAGGATGCGGGCAACGAAAGCGAACCCGGCGAGCGCGAGAGCGATCCACCGGAACGTCTCGGGCAAAAGGCCGCGGCTTTCCGGCGGCAACAGGCTCCACGCGGAAAGCAATGGCTCCGCCGTCGAAAGCAGGAACGACAGACCGCTTGCCGCGCCCAGACGGATCGACCACCATCGCCATGCCTGACGCCAGTCGTCGACAAGGCACGCGCGAACGCGGCCCCAAAATGCTTGGAGCATAGGGTTCTCCTTCGATTCGAAAAATCAGCGACCGGCGTCGCGGCGCGCCCGTTCTTCCCGCGCAAGCTGCGCCAGAAAATCGACATTGGCGTCGATCGAGCCAAGCCGCAGAGTCATTTCATCGACCTTGCTTTCGACGGTCTCTATCCGCTGTTCATTGCGCTGAACGTTGCCGTAAAGAATGCCGAAGGTGAAGGCGAGCGTCAGGGCGGAGACGAGCAGCGACGCGATCACGCCCCATTCGACGCGCGTCACTTTGCCTTCTGTCATATTGCCGATGCCGCGCGCTTCGGTCACGCCAGCCGACCCGCTGCGGTCAGCTCGGTGTGGCTAAGGTGGATCAGGTCGACGATGTCATAATCGGCACCGTTATCGACCAGCGATTCGCGCCACATTCGCGCATGCCGGACAGTACCGACTGCCGCGCCCGAGAATCCGGCCAGGCCGCCAAGGACGTACCCGGGCGCTCCTGCGTTGACCGGCTGATTGACCGTGCCGTCAAACGCCGCCGGCGGCGCCGTGACGATGGCGCGATCTACCCCGAAATATCGCGTGATCTGCCCGCCGACGATCTTCGCGCCCACCGAAAGCAGGTGGAATTTCCCGTCGGTCAGAGCGAGCGTATTCGGGAACTCGACATTGCCCCCATCGGTGTATCCGCGAAACGATTGCAGAACTCCGCTGGCTGACGTCAAGAACTGGATCGACGTCTGCATTTCCGCGCCGAGCTGATACCCCCATCCGGCGATACTGATCGTCTTCGAATTGCCGTAGCTGTGCCCCGCATCGTGCTTGAACACGATCTGCATCAGCCACCCGGTTTCGTCCTCCGGGCACTTCCACGAGTCGGGAAACTGCACATAGCGGTTGAGCCCGTCGCTGCCGATCACCAGACCATCGTCGCTCAGCGACAAGCTGGTAGCGTTGGTGACGATCGCGTCTGCACCGCCGCAAATGTCCGCAAGCGTATCATTGAGCGCCAGCGCACCGTTCTCCCGATCGCCGCGCGTCAAAAAGCTCTTGAAGTCGAACGACCCAGCGACGCCCGAAATCTTCCGCGCGATCGGGTCGGGACTGAACGGCGCGCCGGAATAGGTCACGCCATCGCGGATCGTCGGATAAGCAGGGGTTCCGAAAGCCATCAGAAATATCCTTTTGCAAAGAGAAGCGCCGCACCCGCGTCCGCGAGCATCGGTTTGCCGGAAAGCGGATTGGCCGCGGCACCGATCGCCGGGCCGGGGTGAAGGCCGTCGCCGTCGATCGTCCAGTCGGGAACGATCACCTGGAATGCGGTCGACTGCGGCGCATAGGCCGCCGTCGCGCCGAAGGCTTCGGCAAGGCCCATCGTGTCGATCAGTCGATCATACAGGCCCGCGCGCAGACCGGCGTTGATCTGCGCCACCTGGCGCAGTCGCGTCTCGCTGCCCGCCGCATCGATGCCCGCGCTGCCGCCATCCGCCTCTGCCTTGTCGACAACTCCGTTTGCCACCCCGATGATGACCGACCGACCGCCGTCGAAAAAGCCGGCAAGCGCGCGCGCATCGTCCATCACCTGTGCGAAATCATAGGCGCCGCCATTCGTCGCGGCGCCGGTTTTGCCGACGTCGTTGCGCCCGCCGATAATCACGCCGACCGTCCGGCGCAGATAATGCAGCGGCGTGCCGCAAACGCCGGTCAGCGGCTCGATCACCGCCGGGTTCGGCACATCCCAGGTCGTGCCCGCATGCGCGGGCGTGAACGCATAGGTTGCGGCGCCGCCGGTGAAGGAAAGCCGACCGAGGATCGGTGTGCCGTCGGTCGAATAGGTCATCGCCGCGATCGTGCGGTTCGCGGCACCGTCGAGGATGTAGAGCCCGGTCACGGCGGTTGCGCCGCTGCCCGCCACCTGGTCGCCGGCGAACACGCCCGTAACCGGCTTCAGGGCAAGCCGCATCGCCAGTTGGCCGATGCGCTGCCCTCCGATCGCGTTCTTGTAGGCAAGCATCCCGGGCAGCCGCGCGGGCAGTTCGATGCCCAGCCCGCTGGCATCCTCGCCAAAGCTGTCGGCAATGATCGTGATCGCGGAAACCGGCCCGTCCTCCTGCCAGACTTCGGCCGCCTGCATGCGGCCGCGATCATCGAGAACAGGATTGAGCACGCCGGCCAGCTCGGCATCGAAACGCTGCCCGCGCCGTTCGGGCGCAGGATCCTGCATCCGCCCCGCGCTGTCGATCAACACCGGCTCGGGCAGGCCGAGCAGGTCGGCATCATATACCGCGCCCGGGCGATCGATCACACCGGGGCCGCGCCAGCGGCCACCCGATAGCTGCACCGGCTGCGGCATTTCGACCCGGTCGGGCCTGTAAATGGCGATGTCGACGCCTTCGGCTGTGGTTTCGCGCCCGGTAGCGCCGGACAGTTCGGCATCATACACCGCGCCGACCTGCTGGAATTTGCGGGTGTCGGATTCCGCGACGTCATCCGCGCCAACCACCTTGAACGCACCGCCGGGCACCAGCTTGCTGGGGACACGCGCCATTTATCCAATCTCCACGGGAACAGTGCCGGTCAGCTTTTCGGGGGAGCGCAGCACGATGTAATCGAGTGTCGCGCCGGCGGCGGTCGTGACGCTCACGGTCGTCTTGATCGGCTCTTCGTCGAAACCGAAAATCTTGTACGATGCCGGATCGCCCAGCGCGGCGGGATAGGCGAAAAAGATGTACTTGCCCGGATCGGCCCCGCCATCGACGCTCAGCGCCTTGACCCGCGCATTGCTCAGCTCGGATGAGGCCAGCCCCACCACGCCCGCGCTGTCCAGCGTCGCGCTGTCCGACGCGCCCCAATAGCGACGATTCAGAAAGGTGATGCTGGCCGCTGCGCTGTCGCCGTTGTCGGTTCCGGCAGGCGCATCGCCATCGGTCACCGCGAGCGTGTAGCTCTTGTCCGCCGTGACGCCGGTATCTCCGGTCGATCCGCTGCCCGTCGAAACCGCATCGCCGTTGAGCGTCTGCGCCGTCACAGGCCCGGTCACGGTATAGCTGATCGTTGGGTCCACCGACTGCCCGACTTCGGCCGTTGCCGGCGCCACCGAAAGCGCCGTGATCGCCGGGCCGACATAGAGCAGCTTGTCGAGCGCCGCTCCAACATTGGTTTCGCCATAGGGCAGAGACCCGGCGCCCGAGGCAAAAATGGCCTGCGTTCTGTCGCGATAGAATTTCGCGCCGCGCTCACCCGCCGAGGCGCCCGGAATATCCTCGTCGGTATCGGCATTGGCATATCTTCCGGCCAGCGTGGCTGCGTCCTCCGCCGCCTTCTTGGCGCCGAGCGTGGACGCCAGCATCGGCCCCAGTTCAGCGGCGCCGTCGATCTCGACAGTGATAGTCTCGTCGACGATCGTCACAGTCGACGCGGTTTCCGAGCCTGGCCCGGCAAGCGATCCGCCAATGACGAACGGGCCCTCGACATATCGCTGCGTGTCGCCCCCGCTCGGCGTGATGACGCAATACCATTTCCAGGCCAGGTCTTCACCGGCTTCTTTCGCAGCGGGCACGGACGCCATGTCCGATTCGGAAATCCGAAGCGTTACCGGCGTCGTCGTCACGCCGCCTTCGATTGTCGGCGTGCCCTTGGTAACGACACTGCCGTTGCCGTTCGGCGTGACTGTGATCGCACCGCCGAATTGCGGGTTGGCAGCGTCATTGTCCCAGTTCTGCAAAAAATAGAAAGCGATCATGTCCGCAGTGAGATCGCGGCCGACGAAAAAGAAGTTCCGGATGCACGTTTGCGTTCGTACCGCCCTGATGGGCTGTACGGCGGGATTGATCGCCATGTCTGAATTTTCCTAGAGGGCCGGGTCGGTTTTCCACGGCGGCGGGCCGCCGCCGCCGTCAATGGGATCGCCGCCGCTGGCGGGGGTGCTGACGGAGCCGACATAATGCCGGCCCGGATGGGCGCTGGTAGGGCCGGCATCCGCGATGTCGGTGACCGCCAGATAGGAGACCGACCCGCCCGCCCGCGCCGCGTCGTCGTAGCAGATGAAATATTGCGTCTCATAGGCAAGGCCCGATACGCTGCCGGCATCGACGTCGATCGGTCCGCGATCGAGATAGCTGCGCTGATGCGCGCTCACCGTGATGGTCGCGTCGGTCCCGGCATCGGTGGCCGACAGCGAGAGCCCGGTGGTCCAGCTGTCGACGATCAGTGCCTGCAGAACGTTCGCATCGGTGCCGGTGACTACCGGGCCAAGCACCAGGCGATCGCTCGTACCGGTTTCATAGACGTAGCGGACCGCGCCCATATAGCTGAGCCCGGCGCCGACACTGGTCAGGGTGAAGCTGGTGGTGGCGCCGCCCAGCTGCGCCGCCGGCACCCAGTTATCGGGATCGGAAGGCGGCTCGTCGCCTTGAAAATATTCGAAGATGATCGTTCTTGCGACACCGCCATCCACCGCTCCGAAGAATTTGAGCGCAGGAATGGCACTTCCGTCGCCGGCGATCCCGGTTCCCAGCAGCGACCATTCGCCCGGTTCCGGCGCCGTCGGATCGGGAAGCTCGGGCACTCCGGTGGTGGGCGCCGCGACACCCGTCTGTCCGAGGGCCCAGGGGTGTTTGCTGTCGGTTTCGGTGCGTACCGTCAGCGTCACGCCGCCCGTTGCCGGGTCGAGCTGCCGCCTGAGGACGACCACATTCTTTCCGGCAAGCCACCCCATCTCGGAATAGCCGCTGTCTATCGTCAAACAGTCCCCAGTCTTGAAGCCGAACCAGCGAAGCTTGAGCGGAATGACGATCGGACCTGCTTCGCGCGCGTTGGCGACCGCATATGCGGTCAGTTGGGCGGCCTGCGTCGGATCCTCGCCGGCCGTGCATTGGACCAGCGGGAGTGGAAGCTCCCGCGTGCGTGCCGCGCCGTCCTCGGCAAGATATGTCACGTTCCGGACAACGCTCGCCGGGACGACTTCCCAGAAATGATCTTCCGAGCGGTAGCGCGGGATCATCCCGTTCGGGCGCTCCCGCCGCGTTTGCGCGGTGCGGATCGAAACCTCGCCGATCACGTCGGCGCGCGTGATCGTCGCAATCGGAATGCGCGGCGTATTGACGATGCACGAGAGCAGCGCGCCGCTTCTGATCGGTTCGCCACCGCCCGCCTGACAGATTGCCTTGAGCACGTCCCATTTGCTGTCGGCTGTCGTCACCTGTCCGCCGAATTTCCACCCGTTCGCTTCGGCGACGTTGGCGGCGTCCATGAATGCCGGCATGTCGATCGAGGCCACCGGCATGCCGACACCGCCGACGCGGATGTTGTTCGCGCCCTGATGCCAGCCCAGCGCCCAGGTGACGGCGCCGTCCCACGGGTTCTCGCCCCATTCGCGCGTTGCTTCGTTGGCAACGCTGTGCCCGCCAGATCCGCCCGGCATGCTGGCATCGAGCCGCGGCTTGTAGAGTTTGACGCCCTTCAACAACCAGGCGAATTGCGGGATCTGCGTGAATGTATCGTCGCCCTTCCCGTCGAACAGGAAGGTGTCGATCGAGGCGGCATAGCCCGAGAGCTTGTGCGCGCTCGTCCATGCCGGCGGATATCCGATCTGGTTGACCAGCGCGGACGCCTCCGGGCAGGCGCCGAGCTGCCGGACTTCCCAGAAGCGATTGTGCAGCTTCCCCGTCGAGGCCGTCTGCCCCGAAAAGGTGACGGCCGCCTTGTCGGCATAGACCTTCTCGAAACTGTGGATCGGCCCGCAAGCCGACTGGATCGTGACACGCGTCTCGTATTTGTTCGCCTTGCCGTGACCCTTGCGGTAGCGGATTTCGCCGCCGACCAGCGTCCGTCCGAACGCGATCGGCGCGGGGGCATCAGGGTCGGCCGACCACTGCGTCTGCGCCCCGCCGATGCTCGCGCTCGGAGCGCTCGCGGTCAGCGCGGAAACGAAATTGAGGCCGAGCGCGATCGCCGACGCCGCCGTCGCGCTGATTCCCAGGCCCGCCGCCAGAAGCGATGTGCCGCCCGAGGGAATCGCCGCGGCGATCGCCACGACCGTCCCCGCGATCCTAAGCACCTTCCCCATTGCGTCACAGCCTCCAGGCGCGAAGCGGGTGCCGGACGCGGAGCACCGCGCATCCCTCGGCCTCTTCGTGCCAGCCCAGCGCGCTTTGATTGCCCAGATAGACCACCATCGCCCCGAACGGCGCTTCTCCCGGCATTTCGATCAGATCGCCGATCAGCGCCTCGGCGGGCAGAATGCGCGGCAAGCCCCACCCGTCGAGACAAGCGGCCATGCTGCCGCCATGCGCGTTCATGAAGCGGACCGCGCCGAGCCGGCTCTTCCAGGTTCCACCAGCCCCGATCCGCGGCCGCTTTCCCATCTGCCGGAGCTGGAAAATACCCATTTTCCCGCAATCGGCGGACCCCAGTGCATGCGGCCGTCCGAGGAAGCGATCCATCGTTCGCCGCGTCGCATCGCGGCGGTCGACCATCGTCTTCATTGTTCGAGGCCCCAATACACGTTTTCCGTCACGCCCGTGGCATGCGAATGACCGAGCTCGCCGGGCCAGACCTGTTCGTGGAAGCTTTGCGCCAGGCGAATACCCTCGTCGTTGAAGAACAGGCTTTCCATTCCTCCGACGCAGTCATATTCGACGCGCGGCTCGCGTCCGGCGATGTGCACCGGAACGTCGATCTCTGCGGACAGGAACCATTCGGGTTCGCCGATCACCAGTCCGGTGGCATCGTCGCGAGCCGCGATGCCGATCATCACCGGCGATCCCTGCACTGCCGGATCGGCCAGCGTCGCCGCCGCGCTGTCGCTCGCGGGAAGCAACTTCACCGTTATCCCCGGCGCTTCGTCGCCCGTACCGTCTTCGAATTCCTCGATCGAATCCCAGCTTCCGAGCACCGCGTCCTCGCCGGCATAGGTTTCGCCATCGATATCGATCTCCGCCGAACCGTCGAGCAAGCGCAACGTGGCGGCGGGCAGTGCGATGCGCAGCGCGCCGAATATCGTCGCGCGATCGCCGGCGAGCTCGGCGTCGAACGCCGGATGCAGTGCCGTCATGCACGTTCCTTCAGCGTGAAGTTGAGGCCCACCATCCGGATCAGTTCAAGCGTCCAGCTGAAATTGTCGCCCTGGAGCCAGCCTTCCAGGATCGGCTTCCCGAGATTGATCCCCTCGCCGCCGGCAAGCTGTGTGCGCAGCGGCGTGGTGAGCAGGATGTCGCCTTCTCCCGACCCGTCGAGGATCGTCTGAGCGGCGGCGAAATAGAGATAGGAGCGCCCGCCCTTGACGACATTGAGCGCCTGACCCTCCCGCACCGCGTAGCGCGGCGTCGCTCCCGTGACCGGCAACGTCGTTCCGCCGGCGGCAGAACCGTCCACGGTCGGATTTCCCGGCGCGCCGACATTGAGGTCGAGCTGCGGATATTCGACACGCGCGCCAAGCCGCCGTGCCGTCTGCAGGCGGGCGATCCATCGGCGTCCATCGGGCTCGATATGCTCATAGGGGATCGTCAAGGCGATGGCGAAGCCACCTCCGAGACGGTCGATCTTGAAGCTCGGCCCGCCATGTTCGGGCTCCTGCAGCGATCCGAAATCCTGCAGCGTGCCGGTCGCCTCGCGGCATTTGATCGCGGTCAGGTCGACCGGGTTGAACGCCGCCATTCAACGAATCGCCCGCTGCTGGCGCCGGGTCGCGCGCGATTCGGTCCGCACGACGGCGCCTTCGGCCGCCGCCTGGTCCATTGCCTGGATCTGGGCCCAGAATTCCGGCGTCAACAGATTGCCGCTGAAATAGTTGTTCGTCGTGTCGCCGCGCCGTCCGCCGGCGCCGTTCGGAATGATCGTGCCGGGCACGTCGGGTATGAACGGCTCGGGGCCGCCCTCGCCGACCATATACCAGCTCCCCGGCGTCACGCGGCCGCCGCCGCGACGGTGTCCGCCGAAGCCGGCAACCCCAAGCGACTCGCCGGCGCCGCCGAACATGCCGCCCAGCGCCCCGAACGCGCCGCCCCCGCCGCCACTGCCGCCGAGCAAGCCGCCAAGATATCCGAAAAGTCCGCCGCCGCCGCCGCCACCGCCGCCGAACAGCGCATTGGCGATCGGCTTGATGATCTGCTGCTGGATCGCGATCTGAAGGATGCCGTCGAGCACGGTGTTCACGAACGCGCCCGCCGCGCCCTTCAGCTTCAGGAACGACGTGATCGATTCGCGCAGCGCGTCATTCATTCGCTGCAGCCCCGACACCGCCGAATTCTCGATCGCCTCGCCGACTTCCGCCGCCGACATCTCCAGGCTGTCGAGATAGGCCTCCATCGGCGTCATGTTCTGACGATGGATCTGATCGGCCTTTACCGCGTAGCGCTGGTCGAGCGAGAGCTTGGCTTGTCGGGCGTTTTCCCAGGCGGCGGAGCTGGTCGCTTCCGTCGCCATGATCAGATCGAGCTGCGCCCCCTCCTGGCGCTTCTGCAGGCCGAGCAGCTGCAGTTCGAGCCGGCGGCGGTCCTTCGCGGTTTCGGCCAGATCGATCTGGGCGCGCAGCGCATCCTGTTGCGCGTCGTTCTGAGCGGCGAACAGCGCGTTGTTCTCGCGAGCCAGCGCGGCGTTGCGGTCCTGTTCGACGATCGTCCGCTGCATGAAGAGCTCGCGGTCCTTGGCCGCGAGCAGTTCGGCGCGCTGCGCATCGTTGAGCCCCTCATCGAGCGCGAGCGACCGGACATAGGCGGCGCGCTCGGCATCGAGCCGCGCACTGCGCGCGCGATATTCGGCATCGATGCCGCCCGTAAGGTCCGCCAGCGCCTCGAGTTCGCGGACGCGCAGGTCTTCGAGCTCGTCGAGATAGCGCGCCAGATCCTGCTCGGCATCGCGCGCCGGATCGCTACCGCCTCCGGCGGTGCTGGTCGTTGATGTATTCGGGACCGTGTAGTCGCGCTCCCCGGTCTCCGGCGGGCGGTTGTAAATCGCGAGAACCCTGTTTGCCGCCTCGATGTTCGCGAGCTCGACCTTCATCTGCTGCTGGAGGCCGCGAATTTGGGAATCGACGCCCGAATTTCGCGATGCCGCGCTTCTGGAAAGCCGTCGCTGATTGCTGTTGCTCTGGTCGAGGCGTTGCGCGCGGAGGCGGCGCACTTCTTCGCCATATGCGTAGAGCTTTCCCTCCGCCTCTCGCAGGGAGATAAGCTGATCGCGCTTCTTCTCCTCGATCAGCTTTTGCAGCGCTACGCGCGCCTTCCCGGTCGCCGTGGCGAGCTGGTTCATATGGTCGATCGCCTGATCCTGCGCCGCTTCGCCGTCGCGCTGCGCCTGTTCCAGCGCCCGGGTCGCGTCCGAAGTGCGCGTCAGCAGCGAAATCAGGATCGTCAGCACCGATATCGCGATGCCGACCGGCCCCAGGAACCGGAGCAGCCACGGAATGACGGCGGCGATCGCCCGGCCCAATACGGTCCACGACAGCGCCAGTCGGCCGAGCAGCACCACCAGCGTCCCGACCGGGTTCGCCAACAGGCTGATCGCGAGGAAGATCGGATTGAGCCGCGCCAGAAACAGCGGCAGGATCATCAGCACCAGCGGCGAAAGCGCCGCCAGCACCGGCCCCGTCGCCGCCGCGACGGCGGCCAGATTGAACGCCAGGTCCTTCACCCATTTCGGCAGCGCCTGCACCGACTTCAGCATGCCGTCGAAGACGCCGACCGCCTTTTCGGCGATGGGCAGCAATCGCTCGCCGATTTCCACCGACAGCTCGGCGAGCCGCTCGTTCACCTTGCGCACGCGGTTGGCGAAGCTGTCCTGCGTCCGGACGATGTCCCCGCTGGCGGCCGACAGCCCTTCGGTGATCAGCGCCGCCCGCGCCATGATCTTCCCGTATTCGTTGACCTTCTCGCCGCTCTTCACCAGCCCCATCTCGACGGCCTTGGCCTGCACCGCCGCTTCGCTCAGGAACACGCCGAAATCGCGCAGCGGCTGGGCCTCGCCGGTCAGCCCCGACCGGATTTTGCCGAACGCCGTATCGAAATCGGTGTTGAAGAAGCTCGCCGCGTCCTGCGCCAGCTCGGTGAACTGCTGCGACATCGCCGCCGCCGCCGCCCGCGTCGGCGCCGCCGCGTTGAACAATTGGCCGAACGCCATCGCCCCCTGCTGCATCGCCTGCGTCGATCGGCCGAGCGCGTCGCCGCTTTCCTCGGCCCAGCGCGTCATCACGCCCGAAAGCGCGCCGAACGTCTGTTCATAGGCGGACTGGAGTTCCTTCGCGTCGCTCGCCGCCTTGATCGAAAGCCCCGCCACCACGCCCAGCGGCGCGCTGATGCCGATCGTCATTCGCTTGCCCATATCGGCGAAGCCGCGCGCGACGCCTTCCACCGCGTCCTGCAGCCTGCCGAACACGCCGTTGATGTCGTTCGCCGCGCTCCGGATCGTCCCGGCGGCGTTCGTCATCGCGCCGCCCATCACATCGGCGGCCTTTTCGAAATCCTGCCCGGTCTTCTTCGCTTCGGCGCGCGCCGCCGCCATGCCCGATTTGTAGCCGCCGTCCTTCACGCCCAGCGAGACCACCAGCGATGCGAGCAATGCCTGCATCCCGTGTCTCCCGAAGCGAAAGGGCGCCCGGTTTCCCGGACGCCCTTATATTGTCACCATGCCGCCGTTGCGGCGCGTTTCAGTCGGCTCGTGCCGTGTCGAGCGTCACTCGCTCGCACAATATGCTGTCCAGCCGCTCGGCGAAAACCGCCATCATCGCGATGGTTTCCGCCAGCATCGGCGCGTCGGCATCCTCTTCCCGCGCATTCGCCCATGCCCGCGCGCAATATTGCATCGCCGTCAGCAACTGGTCGAGTTCGAGCTGCTGCATGTCGTCAAGCGCGACCGCGATCGGCGCCGCCGCGTTCATGCCGATCCCCGGCGCGGAAACACCAGCTCGCCCGTCGCGATCACGCCTTCCAGCGCATAGCCGACCGTACGCAGCACCGCCGCGACGCCCTGATCCGAAAGCTCGACGCTTTCCTGATGATGCGTCGCGTCGGCCATGTCGCCCAGCGTATCGAGCGCCAGCGCGATCTGGCGCAGCTTGTAGAGTTCGAATTCGGCGATGCTGAAATGCGTGTCGTTCGCGTGGTCGAATGCGCTATAGGCCGTGTCAGCTTGGGCCATGGGACTTGCCTCCCGTTGTTCGAGTTAGGGCCGTGATGGGTGCTCCAACACCCTCACGGCTCGCACTTTGTAATACACGTATTATTGCAATGCAAGAATGATTACGGCACAACCTGCAAATGGCAGGTAATCTAGATCAGCTCGTCCAGATCAGGTGCGACAAAGCCTTCATCGAAACGCTGGATGAATGGCGCCGTCTTCAGCCGGATTTGCCGTCGCGCGCCGAGGCGATCCGCCGCCTCGTGCGAAAGGGGCTGGACTCCGAGGCTGGGAAATAGCCAAGTTCCTCCCAAGCACAGGGGGAAGTGATGCGACGATTCGCTATTTGCGCTGTACTGGTGTTGCTCGCTGGTTGTTCGGCGAAAGACATACTTCGCAACGATCCCGTCATGCAGCTCACCAGCGAAAAAACGCCCGACGCGCTCGAACAGTGCATTGCGCTCAGCCTCAGTGCCTATGGCCACCCCACGGTCATCAACGGCCCCGATCGCCGCGACATCATGGTCGGTGGCTTTGCCGTCTCGATCCTCTACGGCGAACCCAACCGCATCGAGGTGCGCAAGATGCTGATGATGCACAAGCCCGCCCGCGACCATATCCGCGACTGCGTCTAGCGCTTTCGCGGCACGCGCGTGATCGTCACGTCGATGCCGTTGGCCTTCATCGCTTGATATTGCGAGATGCGTTCCGCCGGGCTTTGCGGCTTGGCCGGTTCGCGTTTGCGCAGATAGTCCTGCAGCGGTTTCAGCGGGTCCTGCCGCGCGAAATATTCGGTCCACCACGCACCGGACATCGCCAGTTCGCGGTCATATTTGGCGGCCGCCAGGCGTCCGCGCGTCGCCGCGCCGAACATCGCCTGCGTCCCCGACCAGAATTCGGTGGGGGAAAGGCCGAGCCAGCACCATTGCTCGACTAGGCCGTCCCAGTCGGTTTTCGCGCGCGGGTCGCGGGCTTCCGGCGCGGCTTGGGCTTTCCCGGGGCGGCCTTGTCGCCACCCTCCCCGCCGCCGTCCTGCGTCGCCGCGATCGCGCGGCCGAGCAACTCGCCGAACGCGCCCTGCCCGACATCGTCGATGATGGGGCTAATATCCAGCGGCCCCTCCAGCTCCGGGTGTTGCGGGTTCATTCCGAACCACGCGATCTCGCGGAGAGCGCTTTGCCGCAACTGGCGGGCGAGTTTGATCATCGCCAGGGGGTCGCTCAATGCCTCAGGCGACATATCCGCGCCCATCGCCTCGAGCGGCACCGCGTCGGCGACGATCGCGAAATAGCCCTTGTCGAAATGCTCCTCGAGCGCGCATTGCGCGGCATTACCGAGAAACAGCGTCCAGCGCTTGCCCAGCGCGTCGAATACGATTTCGCCCTTCATGGCTTACGACGCCGCCTGTTCGCTGCGCGAGCCGGTGAACTTGACGCTGATGGTCTGCCGCATCACGCCGCCGACCTCGAGCGGGCGGCCGCGCGACTTCACCCACAGATAGCCGTCGACCTGCCAGTCGGCATCGCCGGCTTCGTCGGGAATGATCTCGCGATAGGCGCGCACCAGGCGATCGGCTGCGGCCTGGCGCAGGATCGCCTCGGTCGGGCTGCCCGGCAGATAGTTGATCATCAGATCCCCGCTGCTCGGCGTCGAAAGCCCGGCCTTGGTCTCGCGGCGCCGCTCGGGCGACTTGAAATGCGTGACGTCGACTTCTTCGGCTTCGTCCGAATCGGTCGGGATGCCGGTCACTTCGCCCAGTTCGGTGAGCGTGCCGCCGGGCGTATCCTCGAGCCAGAACTCGTTGCCCCAGGCGATACGGGCTTCGCTGTTGCCGTTCGCGTCCATGTGATGCTGCTCCTTTGGAGGTTAGCCGTTGTGAATGAGGATGAGGTCGAGGATTTGGCCGAAGGCGTCCTCGGTCGGCCCGGGCTCGAAGCCGGTGCGGACCTGCACGTCCTGCGCGCGCTGGAATTTCACGCCGTCGGCGATCGCCGGCGGCACCAATATTTCGATCGCCAGGTCGCGCAGCCGCACCGCGCTCGCCGGATCGGCCGCGCGCACCGTCACCTGCACGCGCGTGGGCCGGACCCGTTCGAACCCCTTGAAATGCTGCGGCCGCGCATCGCTGACGATATCGAGCGTGATGTCGGGCAGCGGATTGCCCTGCGCGCGGACCTGCCAGTTGACGCGCCCGCCGATCGCGGCCGTCATGTCCGCATCCGCCAGAAACCGGGCGGATACGGCGGTTTCGAAGCTCACGGCTAGACGGTCTTCAGAACGCGCACGAGCGTTGCGCCAAGCTCGGAAGCGACCACGCCGATCGCTTCCTTGCCCTTGTTGTCCACCGCCGGCCTGACGAACGGATGCGGGCCGCCTTTGCCGAGCCCCATCTCAACCATATAGCCGTACCAGCCCTTGTGCAGCGTCGGGCCGATATAGATCGTCATCCCGTCGACCTCGAACGCGCCATGCTTCCATTCGGGGCTGTTGGTCGGTTCCATATCGGCGACGATGCTGTCGCGGAGCTGCCCGGTTCTTTTCGGAACCAGACGCTTTTCCTCGTCGACGATGACCTGCGCGCCCGCTTTCAGCGCCCTGGCGACCGTCATCGGAAACAGCGTCTGTCCCACGACGTCCAGGGCCCGGTCCAGCTCGGCGAAGCCGTGAACGCGCACCGTGTCATTCGCCATATCAGCCCTCGCCGATGATCTCGACGCGATAACCGACGCCGGTTCCGGCGCCCGAATTGGCGAGCAGCAGGATATCGCCGGTATCGGCGGTCACCGCCCAGCCCGCCGCGCCCGGATTGCGCAGCTCGAGCATGCCGCCCGGCGGGATCGCGATCTTGTCGCTCGAGTCCGCGAACGGCCCGGTCCAGGGATTCGAAACCGCGCCGCCGACGACCAGATTATTAGTGTTGCCGGCATCGGCGCGAATGCGGAGCGCCTTCACCGCGGTGAAGGTCACCGTATTGCCGAACCCGTCCTCGACACCGCCCGCCAGGTCGAGATTGAGCGTTCCCGACGCGGCGATCGTGCCGACCTTCGCGATTTCGGTATTCGCCTGCCCGGCGCCGGTGCCCTCCGAAAGCCGCAGCGTCGCGGTCTCGTCATAGGCATGCGCCGACGTGCCCTGGTCGGGACTGCCGGTCTCTTTTACACGCCAGCTGCTCTTTAGCGTCGCCTTAAGCGTCATTCTCGTCTCCTCAATTTTCCGAAATCAGATCGGCGCGGCCCGAAACCGCGATTTCGATGCCCTCGCGCCGCCCGATCTCGACCGCGCGCACGATGCCGTAGAGATGCCCGTCCTCGGTCGCCGGAAACCGCACGCGATCGCGCGGATTGATCCCCGGCGGTTCGCCCGTCCGGTTCGGATCGAGCGCCGCGTCCCAGCGGATGCGAAACACCGCGTCGACCTCCGCCTGCTTCGCCGCATCCTCGAACGGTTCCGAACCGGAGCCCGGCAGATATTCCGCCCACCGCGCCGCCAGCACCACGGGCGCGCCGGGCGTCTGCCGATACCCGTCATGCACAGGCGCCCCGTCCCGCTCGATGCGAATACGCCGATCGAGCTTGCCGGAGCGGATCCTCGTTCGGCTCACACGCGCCTCGAACGCTCGTCCTCGAGCAGCGCCGCGGCGCCATCGGGTAAGGATCGCGCCGATCCGAATACCGCCTCCTCGCGGTTTTCGTACCAGCTTCCGAGCATCAGCCGCGCCGCGTGCTTCAGATCGTCCGGAATCGCTGCGTCGTCCTCGTCCACGAAGCCGACGTCGGCGGTGACAGTCACGACCGCCGGCGCGCACCAGGTTGCCGGCCAGCACTTCCCGAACGCAGGCGCGATCCGCGTGTACCCGTTGCGGACGAACACGCGGAAGTCGGCGAAAGACGAGGTCTCTCCCGAGCTGTCGATATAGGCGATCGCGATGCTGTCCGGATCGACAGGCCGAAGCGGGAGCCGCAGCTCCTTTTCGAACCCATCGAACACGAACGCTTCGTCGATGCGTTGCGGGCAGACGAACCCCGTCTTTTTCTCGATGCGCTTCCCGGCGGTCGCTATCAGATCGGCGAGATAGACGTCCTGGCTCGTATCGTCCGCTTCCAGTCGCAACTGGAATTTGGCGTTGTCGAGGCTGATGAAACCGGACATGCAGGGCGCTCCGTCAGGTACGCCGACGCACGACGGCGCCGACGCTCACCCGTCAGGCCTGATCGACCTCAGGCTGATTATAACCGCGTCCCTTGAGTACGACCGCCGCGATCGGCGTTCCGCTGCCGTGCGTGCCGCTGAAATCGGCGAGGAGCTTGAGATAGCGCTTCCCGCCGACATAGCCGAAGCGATAGACATCCGCAGCTGCATGCGCCGATGTCAGGGCCTTGATGATGCCCCCCTCGCCGACCGTCTCGAGGCCGAGCATGTCTTCGGCGTCGACCGCGGTATAGGTCGTGTCGTCGTCGCTGTGCGTCAGCACGAATTCGATTTTATTCGTGCCGCTGAACGTGATGCCGCCGATGCCGATCGCCAGCAGGATTTCGGCTGCGTTATAGCCCTGCAGGTCGATCGCCGCGGGCGTGTTGTCGGCCGAGAGCGCCGCCGCGCCGATCGCCGAGACGGCAAGCATGCCGGAATGCATGTCCCTCATCGTGAATTCCTCGATATGAAGATGGTGGGCGGCAGGCGAACACCTGCCGCCAGGTTATCCGGTCGGAGTTGCGCCCCGGCCTAGGTGCTGCACTTGAGCAGCTTGATCGCCTCGAAGTTGGAGACACCGCCGCCGACGCGCTTGGTCGAGTAAAAGTGTACGAACGGCTTGTTCGTATAGGGGTCGCGCAGCGTGCGGACGCCGAACCGGTCGGTGATCAGATAGCCGCGCTGGAAATTGCCGAACGCGACCGGGAAGTTCCCCGCGCCGAGCGCCGGCATATTGTCGTCGGTGACCACGGGTTTGCCGAGGATGGTAGCCGGCATGTCGACACCCGTCGGCGGCGCCCAGATATAGTTGCCCTGCCCGTCCTTGAACTTGCGGATCGTGCCCATCACCGCGTCCGACGTGACGAACGTCGCGCCATTGCGATAGCCGGAGCGCAGCGCATAATAGAGATCGAGCAGCGCGTCGGTCGGGTCTTCGGTGGCGAAAGCGGCGGCCGCGCCGGTCTTCACGAAGCCGAGCTTGCCCCAGGCATAGCTGTCGTTCGCGACGGTATCGTACTGCAGGAAGCCGCGGGGCTTCTTGTTGCCGTTGCCGTTGACGAACGCCGCGCCTTCGGCTTCGGCGAATTCGATCGAGACTTCGTCCGCCAGCCACTGCGCGATATCGAACCGCGCATCGTCGAGCATCGTCTGCGTCGCCGCCGGGTTGGCGTAAAGCTCGCCGCTGTTGATCGTGATCTGGCGCAGGATCGGCGTTGCGGTTTCCGGGCGTTCGTCCTTCTCGTCGACCCAGCCGGCGCCCGCGCCGCCCATATTGACCAGCTTCTTGTATTCCGAAGCGGACACCGACACCACGCGCGAAATGCTGCGGATCGCCGAAACGGTGCCGAGCACACGGTCGATGGTGTCTTCCATCTGTTCGGGTACGAGATAGCCGCCATCGGGGTCGGACTGGGTCGTCAGCCCGGCCTTGACCTCGAGGTCGCGCATGCTTTCCGGTTCGGTGCCCTTGCGAAACCAGCTGTTGTACACGCCGGCATGTTCGCGCGCCTCGGCCGAGATGTCGTCGCCGGCGCCGCCGACCTTGCCCGCGGCGATATCGGCCTGCGCCTTTTCCAGCGCGGCCGTCAGATCGGTGATGCTGGTGTTGATCTCGCCCATCTTCTCGCCGAACAGGGTGTCGTCGACCTTGCTCTTGAGCTCGCTTTCGTTGGTTTCCTTGAAGGCGGCGAACGCCTGCTGGATCTGCGCGACGATTTCCTTCGGATCGGTCGCATCGGCACGCGGCGTCGCACAGACGGCACGCGGCGTGCGCACGACAGCGGCGCCGGCCGCGAGCAGCGCGGCGCGGGAATGATTCTTCATCGGATTTGCTCCCTATGAGCGGATTGTGCTGAGGAGGACGGCAAGCGCGCCGGCCAGTTGCGGATCCCCAGCGCCCGGCGTGGGGGTGTCGGGATCGGCAGCGCCCGGCGTGCCTTCACCCTTGATGCGGTTGATCTTCGCGCGCGCTTCGGTGCGCGTGCATCCCGCGGCGACGAGCTGCAGCTCCATCGCGCGCAGATCGTTGACCTTGCGATCGCTCGCCTTCGCTTCGGGATCGTCGGTGACCTGGTCCGCCGGCAACAGCGCATCGGCGAATCCGCGCTCGATCGCCTGGCTTCCGGACATGAAGGTTTCGGCGTCCATCCAGCCCGCGATCGCATCGGCGGACTGACTGGTTCGCGCGGCATAGACGTCGCGCATCGCCGTATCGAACGGCGCCAGCCATTCAGCCGTCTCGGCCATGTCGTGCCGGTTTCCGATCGCCAGCACCCAGCAATTGTGGATCATGATGAACGAAGCGGCGCCGATCTCGATACGGTCGCCCGCCATGGCGATGATCGATGCGGCCGACGCGGCCATGCCCATCACCTTGACTGTGATTTCCTGCGGATGCTCGCGCAGCACATTGTAGATCGCGATGCCTTCGAACATGTCGCCGCCGAAGCTGTTGATCTGCACTTCGACCGGCCGATCGCCGATCGCGCGTAGCTGCGCCGAGACGCGCTTGGCGGTGATGCCGCCACCGGTCCAGAAGTCCTCGCCGATCATGTCGAACATGGTGATGACGTTGTCTCCGGCGGCGACCGCGCGAATGCCCGCCGCATCTTCGCTCCACCGGTCGAGTACCGACGATTTGGTGAGCGCGGAAACGTCGCGCATCGCCGGCATCGGCAAAGCGCCGGGGCGCGCCTTAGCGTTGACGATTCGCCGCTGCGTCGTCTTCATCGTCATCATCCTTGCTTTGTGCGCTCGCGTCGCCGGCCGTATTCGGCGGCGGATAGAAAATGTCGCCGCCCTCGCGCGGGTTCTCGTCTTCCAACTCGAGCACCTTGTTCGGGCTGTAGACGCCCCACTGAAGCGCGTTGACATAGGCCGCCCAGCGCGCCTTGATGTTGCCGCGCACGAAGGCCCGTCGGTTGAAGCGGGCATAGACATCGGGCTCCGCGATCAGATCCGCGTTGATTCCCTCTTCCCACATCGTGAAGTCGTCTTCGGCGGTGAAGTCGAGAAACCCCTGCCGCTGCTCTTCGATGCCGGTGCCCCAGCTCGTCGACTTCTCCGTCATGCCCAGCATGTGCGGCGGCACGCCGTAGAACATGGCGATTTCCGCCCAGGATAGCTTCTGCGCGTCGATCCATTCGAGATCGGCGAGCGAAAGCGAAATCCTCTCGTACTTCAGCCCCTCCTCAAGGATCATGAAGTCGCCTTCGCGATCACCGCCGGCGCGGAATTCCTCAGTCGATTCCTTCAGGCGATCATATGCCGTTTCGCTGAGTTGGTTATCGGTCTGCAATGAGCCGCTGACCCGAGCGCCACGACCGAGAACCTTTCCGGCATATTGCCCCATCGCCAGCGACGTGCCGATCGTCTCGCGGGCATAGGTGATCGGCGTCACGCCGGTGATTCCGTCGAGCGTCAGCCCGAACAGGTGAAATACCTCTTCCTGGCGCAGCCGTATCTTCTTGCCGTCCTTGCGCGTCCAGTCGTGGACGATCGACAGATCGTCGAGCTGCTTGGTCTGCACCCGCCCCGGATGCAGCGGGATAAGCGCCTGCGTCCCGCGAACACCCGGCACCTTCAGCGCATAGGCGTTACCCCGTAGCAGCACATGCGCCTGCATCATGCGCTTGAACTGGTGCGGCTTCTGCCATTGGTTGGGGCGCCGCCGAAACAGGCGGTATGCGAAATGGTCCGACGCATCGGCGCGCGTGCGTTCGTCGACGCGCCGTTTGATGTCGAGCGGCAATGTCGCCGGCCCGGTGCAGCGAAGTCGCACACAGCCATAGACCGCCGCTACGCGCAGTGCCCGTTCCGGCGTGACCGCTTCGCCGGCCGCCGAGATATTGCCACTGCGCAGCGCCTCCTCGAGCTGCTCGGGGCTGACGATCAGGGTCCCGCCGCCTGCGGACTGCGTAGCGGCGCGAGGGGCGCTCGCGGCCGTTGAGCCGGTGCGCGGAAAGAAACCCATATCAGCCCGCGTTTCGGCCGCCGAACATGGCGAGCGCCGTGACGATCGCGCCCGGCACGATCCACCCCGCCGGTTCCCATGCCATGCCCGCGCCGTGCGCCAGCGCTCCAATTCCGGCGATGATCATCATGTCGCGCCGATCGAAGGTGCCGGCAACGCGCGCGGCGGCGCGTTTTACGACTATCCAACGATCGCGATTCGTCATCCGGCTATCTCCGCAATCACAGGCGGCGAATGCCGCGCTTTTCGTACACCGAGGCAGTAGAGAGCGGCGCATTGTCCGCCGCCCCCGCTCCCATCGCGCAGGTCACGATCCCGTCGATGCGCCCGCGCGAGCGCTTCTTGTCGAAACAGCGGTTGCCCGCCCCGTCATTGTCCAGCGCCGCATTCGCCGCGCAGCTGTAGGTGACCGCCGAATCGTCGATCACGATCCGCTGTTCGAGAATGCGGTCCTCGAACCGCTCGATCGAGCGCGGCATGCAATATTGCCGGTCCTCGAACATCACGCGCTTGCCCTGCGCGTGGACCACCATCTTGAGGCCCTGCCCCTGCGGCTCCTTCGGGCCCTTGAAGCGCCAGGCGGGAAACCCGATCGTCTCGCAGGCGGTCTCGAAATCGGCGATCTGCGCCGGGTCGAACGCCAGCTCCTGGACGTCATGCTCTGCGCAGAGCTTCGCGACCCGCGCCGCGATGAAGGTCTTGTCGATCGTCGTGCCGGGAACCGCGGTGAGCAGCCCCATCTTCACCCAGTCGGGATAAGGCGCCTTGTCCGCCTTCGCCCGGTCTTCCATTCCCTCTTCGGCGGCCCAGTACCAGGTCTTTTGCCACAGGATGCCGTCCGCATCCTTCCAGGTCGCGGTGAGCGCCGTCAGGTCGTTCTTCTTCGACAGGTCGAGCGTCAGCCAGCACGGGCAGCCCTTGAGCGCCGCGATAGTCTCGTCGTCGATCGGCGCGAGTATCGCCGCCCATTTGTCCTCGGCGATCCAGAAGTCGGCCGCGCCGGTCGGGATGCCGAAATAGAGCCGCTTGACCGAGCTCGCCGTCGACAGCCGCGTCTTCGCGGTCTGTACTTCCTCGCGAATGTTCTCGACGGGATAGGTGATCCCGAGCGCCGGCAGCGACTTGCCCCAGCATTCCTCGTTGTCGAAGACCGTTTCGCGGTCTTTCTTGTCGGTGCGCGCCACAAAGGAGAAGGCGGTGTCGTCCTTGACCTTGCCTTCGGCGATCGCGATCGCCGTGTCCGAATAGGACGTACCGACATGCTGCGACGTCGCCGGCGTATTGGTCCCCAGCACCATCATCGCCGATCCCGCGATCTTGGTGATCGCGCGGCGCCAGGTCTCTATCTGGCCGTCGCTGTCGAATTCGTGGATTTCGTCGGCCAGCACCATGCGCGGCCGCGGACCCGATTGCTGTTCGCCGCCGGCGAGCGGCAGGAAGAAGGATTGCGTGTCGGGATGTTCGATCTTCCACGCATTGTCGCCCTCGCCCCGGATGACGACGTGGCCGAGTTCCTCGAGCGTCTCCTCTTCGTCATACCCCGGCACCTGGGCGCGACACATCGCCACCGCGTCCTTGAACAGCACGAACGCCGTTCGCTTGTCCGCCGCGATCGAATAGACCTGCGCGCGCGGAAACCCGCACCAGCCCATCGCGTACAGGCCGAGCCCGGCCATCATCGGCGACTTAGCCTGCCCCTTGCCGGTCTCGACGAATGCCGATCGGAAGCGCCAGCGCCCGTCGGCGTTGACCCAGCCCATCAGTGATCCGACGCAGAACGTCTGGTAGGGCAACAGGTGGAACGGCCTGCCCGCGGCGGGGCCGTCCGTGATCGTGAACAGCGACGGAAAGAAGTCCAGCGCGCGCTGCGCCAGCTCCGGCCGCCAATAATATCCCCGCGCCTGCGCGTCCTTCAGGTCGCGGAGATGGCGCTCCGCGGCGTGGCGGACGATGTCGCCGACGACGAAGTCGCCCCGAACCGCCGCTTCCGCCCATGCCGTCGTCGGATCGGTCTTCGGGGCCGACTTACGCCCTCGGTCCGAGGAACGCATCGGCACCGGCGCTGCGCTCCCGTTTCTTCGCTACCTTGCCGACCCGGCTCCGACGCCCCGGCGACAGCCCGAGCTGCGCCTCGAGACGCTCGACGGTCTTCTCGGCCTCGCACTGCGCCTTGTAATGGATCGACAGCCGCGCGATCGCCTTGGGATTTTCTGGGTTCGGCTCGGTAATCAGCCCGTCGATCGCCACTTGCCGCGCGCAGCGGTCATAAACGAGATAGGCGATCACGAGCCGCTGGATCGCGTGCCCGTTCGAAGGCGAAAGGATCTCGCGATCGGCCATTTCTGCCGTCACGCAATTCCAATGCGCCTTAGCGGCTTTGCGTTCGTTCGTGTCCGACAGCAGAACCGACCAATTCGGCTCCACAATTCCCTTCCCGAAATCCCCCTTTTTCGCTACTTTCCGCGCAGCCATCATCCCGAACTTTTTACTTTGAAACCGCTCTCAGTGTGCACGGAGGGCCGAACCGGTGTCCGGGCCGAGCTTCGCTGAAGTTTTGACCCACCCCCGGGGTCTCCACCTCGATTCGCTGCGCTCCAGGGGTGATCCGGCCCGGTCGGTCGACCAGCCACGTCGACACCACGCCCGCCGGCGGCAACGTCAAACGCGAACTGCTCAGCGGTGACAGCCCGATGATGGGGCTCACATAGGTTGCGCGTGTTTTCGTCGACATCGAGGCCTCCCAACGCCAGCGGCTTGATGTGGTCGACTTCGACAGCCGGTTCCGTCCGGCCTTGAGCGAGGCACATCTCGCACAGACCTTTCGTGCGCTGCAGCCGACGCTTACGCGCGCGTTGCCCGGCACGGCCGCGCAGGCGATCGCCCGGCTTGTTAGACACGCACCGCTGCCTTCACTTCATGCGCAATCGCATCCGCCCGCGCCACGCGATCACGCGTGATCCCCCGCTGCACTTCGAACGATAGCAGGCTGAGCCGCTTGGACAGCGCCGCCAGTTCGCGCACCATATTCTCGCGCTCGGCCGTAGTCATTCGGCCACCGTCAGCGCTTCAATCCGCGCCACCGAACGCCCATCCTGCGCTCGCTCATTCACGAAAACAGCGCCGATGTCGGCAATGAGATGCCCCGCGACGCGCATATCGGCTTCGGGCAGCTCGTGCAGCCATTGCCGCATCGCATCAGGACTATGGCTCGCCACCGTCAGCTCGTGTCGCGCGCCTTCAAAGGTCGCCGATCGCCACGCCCTGCAGCCCGACGCCACCACCTCGAAACCAAACCCCGCCCGCTCGGCCGAGCGCATCAGCGCCCGGTGAAGCTTGGCGTCGGCGTCAATCATGGTTCAGGCGGCCGCCAGATCGATCGCGATCGAACGCCAGGCCGCGTCCGGATCGTCCCGCTCATAGAAGCGGATGTACGTGCGCGAACCGATCACCCGGATCGAATCGCGGATCGCTTCCATCGCCTTCTTCCAGCGCGCGTCGGCGATCTCCACGCGGAGCAGCATGAACAGCTCGGCGCGGTTGATCTGCCCTTCCTTGTCGACCTGAAATACGCGGTTGACGAGGCTGCGCAACTCGACGCGGCTATCGGCCGACCATTCGGCGAGACACTCGTCGATCAGCGATTTCGCCGACTGCAGCTCGGGCCCGAACTCGATCAGGTCGGCGACCTGTACCTGCACCTTGCGACACCCGTCGAACGACGTCAGCGTGATATTGCCCTTCTTGCCGCCCAGCGCGGCGCCATATTGCTGCGCGATCAGCGCCTGCAGCGACCCGACATCGGCAAAGGCGTCGGCCTTGAATTCGCGCACGACGCCGGAAACTTCGCGCGCCTTGTCAATGATGGAGCGGACGGTATCGTCCATCAGCAAGTCGACCGGCTTCACCGAAGCCAGCGGAACGAGACTGCCCTTGGCGTCGCGCAGATAAAGCTCGCCGCCGACGTCGATCGCGGCGGGGTGCGGGATTTCGGTCATCGGGTTTCTCGCCGATCGGCCCGCTTGCCGGGCCTCAAGCCTGCCCACTCCAGCGCGGCAAGCTCGTTGCGCGCGGCGTTGCCCAGCATCAGCTCGCGCTGCATCGCCTCGAGCTGCTCGCGGCGAACGGCGATCGTCTCGCCATCCGTCGCCGCGATCGCAGCGCCCAGCGCGCCGGCGTCGATCACGCCGATGCCCGCCCGGAAAACTGCGCGGGAATGCGGCGCGGCCAGCGAAGGCCGTAGCATTCGCCCGATTGGTCGAAGATCAGCGGCAGCACCACCGGCGGCAATCCGTCGCCGATCTGCAGCGGCACGTCGCGGCGATGCATGCCGGCGCGCTTCATGATCCGCTTCTCGATCGTGCGGACGAAACCACTCATGCCGATTCTCCGATTGTCAGAACCAGGCCTTGCCGTCGCGATGCCGGATCGGCGCCGCGCTCGGCCGCGCATTGCGCCCGCGAACGGCCTGAACCATCCGCGTCGCGATGGCCTGCACCTGTTCCTCGAGTGTCTCGACATGCGCCTGCGATCGGGTGCCCAGCTGCATTTCACCGATCACTTGGTCGAGATCACCGCTCGCGCGCTGGAGCTCGGCCAGGGTGTCGGAATGCAGCTGGGCCATGAAGCGTCTCCGGAGGGGTGCCGGGTACGAAAAAGCCCGCCTCCAGGGGGAAGAGACGGGCTGCGGACGCAATTGTCGCGGGGTCGGATTTGGCCCTTTTATGGCCGTTTGGGGAGGTTCCAATCCGGGAACCCCCTCAATTTATTTTCTGGAGATTTGGATTTTTCGGCTGATTTCGTGTTGACACGATAGGCCCATTGGGCCTAGATAAAGTGTATCGGCAATCAACGCCGACACGGGGACGCCGCCGGAGCGGGGCGCAGGAGATACGACAATGACCTACGCAATCATCAACAATAATATCCTCGTCGACACCTACACCAATAGCACATGGCACCGCGACGACCAGGCAGAGGGCATGACGGCCGGTACGCTGGCCCTGATCTTGGCGACTAAGCCCGGCGGGCTCGACCTCGGCACCGCGCTCGCCTTTGCGGCAGGATCGAACGATCGCGATCAAATCACTGATGGCCAGCGGATTGCGCAGCTCAGCAGGGAGATCGACGCGCTTACCAATACCTTGGTGCGACACCTCGATAAGCTGCCGCGCGCGACCGATGATAGCGGTTGGTTTGTCGATGGTGGCGCCGTCGAGGATGATTTTGCCGGCCAGTTGCGGCAGGCGATCGACACCCTCCAAATCGAGCGTAATACGCTTGTCGATCGGTATCGTCATCTCGTCGATGCCGCGCTCGCCTCACGGACCATCGATGACCTTGAGCGTGAGGCCATCGCATGATCGCTCCGCCGCACACTCAAGATGTCGAGCGCGACGCCGCGCTTTTTGAGGATTGGTCAGCGGGCGTCGATCAACACGGCACATGGCTCTGGATCACCAAGGTCTATGGCGAGGATGTATTCAAGGTGCGCGCCGACACCCCCCGCGGCAACGCGATCCTAAAGCGCCTGGGCGCAGTGCGCCGCCCGCGCCTCGGCGGGCCGGGCGCACGCCCCGATGGAACAGAACCGTGGGAATTGCGCGTGGAACACTGGCGCGCGCTTAAACAGGTGCTGCCCGAGCTGGTGCACGAGCGCGAAGCCATGCTGCGCGATATGCGCTATCGCAATAAGTCCGATTGGGTGCCGTTTGAGGTATCGCTCAAACAGCATGGCCGCGTGCTGGCGGTGTTTGCCGGGCGGCCACACCCGCACGATGTGCGCTATCGGGTCTGGGCTACTCAGCGGCGGGATGCGCGGGCACTCGGCGCAAGCATCGGCCAGATGTACGATCGCGATCTATGGTTTGTGCCGACACGGCACGCGCGGATTGAAGCGTTCCGCGATCTCGCCTCCGCAGCGCGCACCTGTTGGATATAGTCAGTGACCTATCTCAATCACCTTACCCTCAACACAGGGCACCTACGCCGATCGTATCGCAGCGAGGTCAATCCCTCCGCGCTCGCGCACACGCGGGACCTGCTGGCCGACGCGATCGAGGCGGGCGGCGACATCGCCATGCCGGTCGATCGATATCGCCTCCATGTCGAGCCGTTCGGGTCGCGCCGGGCGGCGCTATGCACTGTTTCCCGCGCTGCCGCACCGATCATGTCGATGGGCGTGGCGGCTCGCCCGGCAAGGGCGCTCTGGGGTCAGTTGATCGCAATGCGTCACCGACTGCAGCTGGATGGCCCAGAGCTTGCCGAGCCTGATGCGCCGTGGTGCGCCGCGCTGCTGCTGCCGCCATCCGACGATGATCACGGCGCGATGGCCTGGCTGGGCGATTTAGAGCGCTGCGCGGCCTGGGCTTGGATTGAGGGCGCGGCATGACCGGCCCCGAAATACGTGCTGCGCGCGACGCTTTCGGCCTTAGTGCCGAGGGCCTTGCGCGGCTGCTGGAGGTGCAGAGCGGCCGCACGGTGCGCAAATGGGAGTCCGGCGACCGTAAAATCTCCGGCCCCGCCTCGGTCTTGCTGCGAGCATTGTTGGAGAGCCAGTCTGTTCGCCAATATTTTGGGGTCGTGATCGAAGCGGATTCCACAGCCAAATCCAAATAGCCAATTTTCTAGCCCAGCCCCGCCTGCGCGGCAGCAAGCGTCGCCTCGTCGACGTCACGGCACGCGGACCGCATCGCCGCCGGCCACGCATCGAGCGCATCGATCAACAGCCGCTTCGCCCGCCGCGCATGCATGCTATGCCGCCGGGCAACCACGCTGTATCCCGCCGCATCGCCGACGATCATGTCGAGCACCGCCGCCGCGTCCGCGCCCAGCCTCTTGCGCCATGCGCCATAGGCGACCTCGCGCCGCACCGCGCCCAGCGCCTCGAAAAAGCTCCCGTCGCCCACGGGCGTCCGATCGACGCGCGTCTCGAGGCTGGCCGTGCGCACATGCACATCGGCGCCGATCCGCTCGGCCACGCCCGCGATTTCCACCGCGGCCGCCAGCTGGTCGGCGTCGATCGTCCCGTTGTGATAAAGCCGCGAAAGCGCGCCCTGATTGACGCGGCTCGCATGCTCGTGCGTCTGCGGCGTGCCGGTGTGCTTGTGCCGCCATCGTTCCTGCTCGGCGGCGTTTTCCTTACGAAGCGCGCGCTCTTCCCGAGCAAGTTCCAGATGACGACAGGACCAGCGACTGCGATTATTCGCCGCCTTCTCGGCATGTATGTGCTCGAGCGCGATCGCCGCCTTGGATTTGCGCCGGCGCGGCGCCGGGTCCGAATTCCAGCCCGCGTCGCTCGGCGCCGGCGCCGTCCGTGCGCGATGTTCCGCCTGCGCTTCCCGCCGCTCGGCCAATGCCTGCCGATGATAGCGCGCCTCGATGCCGCGCATCACCTTCCGCTCAATCCGGCTTTCCGTCATCCCCATTCCCCGCTTCGATATCGGGGATATGGACCAGCGGCGGCAGCTGCGGCAGGTTCCGATCCGGGAACGCCCCGGTCGCCGATCGCGTGGCAGGGTTCACCTTCCATCCGCGCGCGACCAGCGCGATCGCGATCTCGGCATCACTCAATTCGTCCGCCATTTCGGGCAGGCGAATGCCGCGCTCCACGCCCTTCAGTCGAATAATCAGGCCTTCGGCTTCGAGCCGTCGAAGCAAGGCGCGCACGCGCGTGGTGCTGACGCCGATCGCCGCGGCCATTTCCCGCGTCGCCGGGCTAACGCCATGCTCGGCGAAATAGCCCTTGATCCAGCCGAGCAGCTGAAATTTTCGGCTCGACATCTCGGGTGAAATGCGTAGCGGCGACATGTTCACGCGGGAAAAACCCTCCCTGCGCCGGAACATAGCGGGAAAATCGCGGATTTGCCAGTCATCGCCCGGGCCGGTGCGGCGGAGGAACCCTCCGCCGCAGGGAGACGGGCGGCGCGGATTTGGGCGGTTTCGCGGGTGACGGTACGGCGGTCGTACCCCGGGCGATACCCCTGCCTAGCTGAGCATCTGGGTGGCGATGATCACCGCGATCCCTATGGCGATGATCACGCCAAGCTTCAGCCCCACCTGCCTTTCCTCACCGTCTTCGCCCGGCGTGAAGCTGTCGACGCCACGAAGATGATCCAGGAGCGCGCCGGCGGCCGTGAAGATCGCGCCCGCGAGGCACATGACCGCGCCCGCGACGAAAAGCATCATCTGCCGCTGCATCAGCCCGATATTGTTGACGGCGCCAACGCTGGGCATGCCGTAAAGCGACGACGACGGAGCATATGTCGAAACGCTTGTTTCAAGGAAGAAAGCGGCGGCTCCCGCGAGCACTCCCACGATCATCAGCAATATGCCCCAACCCTTCATCGACGCTCTCCCCTTATTCCAGCTCCACCCAATCGCTGATTCGATCCTTGCGAAACGCGCGCACCTTCTGGCGATCGACGCAATAGCCGACGATCAGCGGCCCTTTGCTCGCCCATCCGCGCAGCTTGCGTCTCGTGACGACGCCATCGGCGTCGACATAGGTGAAACCGACCAGCGCGCCCTTGTCACCGGCCTTCCACCGGGCGTCGGCCGCGATCCACGCCGAAAGCAGCGCGCCGACCAATCCCATCCTGCGCCGGTCGATCGGCCGCCGCGCGATCGCGGTGCGCCCCGCCCGAATCGCCGCGACGATCGCGGCATGGGCTTGCGGGCTGGCGCTCGCGGCGCGCACCGCTCGCAACAGCGATCTGGAGGATATTCGTCGGAGCGGACTAGGCCCGCCGCCGAACTTCCTCGGCGCCTTCATCCCCCTCCCCCTCGTTGCTCGCGCGATATTCGGTGCGCGGCGCATGGATCGTATGCGCCCGGCCGCCGCCGTTCGGTTTGCCGCGCATGCTTCTGGCGATCTGCAGCAGCGCCCGCCGATCGGCGGGCGACATGTCCGAAAAATGGTCGATCAGCTCGCGTGCTTGCGAATCAAGCGGTGATGGTTCCGGCCCTTCCGAAGACGGGTCATCGGTTTCGCCAGTCAAATATTCCGGTGAGGTTCCAAGAGCCTTTGCGATCTTGTGCAGATGCGCGGATGACCTGGACCGGCCACTCAATAGAGCAGCGATCGTACCCTGGGTGAGCGAGACCCGGCGCGCCAATTCCGATTGGCTCATATGGCTGGCGTCGAGCCGCTCTCGAAGGCGGGCTCCAAGCGTCACCACAGTATTATCTAACGGAATGCCAATAGGTGAAAACGCAATCTCCCTGTTGACTCATCTATTGAAATGCCTTTAGCTCGCTGCATGGGTATCGAATCGACGATAGACACACCTCTTGCCGAAGCGGTTCGCCGGAGCGGATCGCAATCCGCATTCGGTCGCTTGATTGGCCGCAGCCAGGCGTCGGTTCACGAGTGGCTTCGCGATCATAAGCCACTCCCCGCCGAACACGTCCTCACCGTCGAACGCGAAACGGGCGTCTCGCGCCATGATCTGCGTCCCGATCTCTATCCGCGCGGTGAAGTCGCATGATCGCATTTCGTCACCTCCCCCCCTTTCGCCGCCGACGGGCCGGCGAAACCCCGTGTCGTGCCTCCGGTGCCCCCGGCGCCACGGGTGGCCCTTTTGCCCGTCCGTTACGCGTACCCCTCCGGGCGGCGGTGGCCCTGGGCCGCCGCCCGGAACCCTGCCCTCCTTTCCCGGAGAGCGGCGACGGCCTTCTGATCTTCTTCGGCCGCCCCGTTCCCTCGGGTCGCGCCGGCGGCGGTTTCCTCCCGGGAGCCGTCGCCGGTTTTTCTACCCACGCCGCAACCGTACGTCTGCTTCGCTCGGCGCACCGGTCGGAAGCGGTCGCATGACCAAACTGCGTCCCCCGCTTTCCTTCGAGGCCGCGATCCAGCGCGTCGTCGCACTTCTCCCGCGCGGCTATGAAACCGCGGGCGCCGCGCTAGGCCGATCGGCGCGCTTCGTCGGACAGCTTGGCGATCCCGATCGCCGCGAACAGATCAAATTGCGCGACGCGCTCAAGCTCGATCAGCTCTATCGCCGCTTCGGCGGCAGGGGCGCGCCTTTGCTCGAAAGCTATCAGCTCCAGCTCGGCGTCGCCGATCTCGAAAGCCGGATCGACGAACCCAACGTCCCCGCCTCCGCGATCGAACTGGTCAGGGAAGGATCGGAGGCCGTTTCCGCGTCGATCGCTTTCACCGTCCCGGGTGCCACCGAGCGCACCCGCACCGATGCGATCCGCGAAACCGAGGAACTCGCTCAGGCGTGCCAGCGCGCGCTCGCGCAATTGCGGTCGGCGCCTTTGCCGCCGCCAAAGGCGCGACAGCCTCCGTAACGGCGCGGTTCGGCACCTCAACCACGAAATCTCCCCCTTCGGCGCGCCCCGCGCCCGGAGACGGCTTTTTGCAACCAGGAGACTTGCGATGTCCGATCCCAACGCCGGAACGCTGTCCGAAGCAAAACCGCCAATGACGCCCGGCACCTATTTGCGCAAACGGCGCGAAGCGTCCGGGCTGTGCGTCCTCGACGTCGCCGTGCGCATCGCCGCGCCGGGCCAGACCGCGCGCCTCGTCCGGTCGCTCAACGAGATCGAGCGCGACGAACTGCACGTCACCGACGCGATCCTCCACGCGCTGCGGCACGCCTTCGCCTTTGACCCGCAAATCTATGCCCAGCTGCTCGATCTGCACGTCAGCGATGCCGCGGCCGCCGCGATGCTGCCCCACCCCCAGCTCTGTCGCGTCTGCGCCTGCAGCTGGCACGATCCCTGCCAGACCGATGACGGCCCCTGCCACTGGCAGGAGCGCGATCTCTGCTCGGCCTGCGTCGGCGCCGATCCCGGCGAACCCGAAGCCGCGCCGGCCTCCGGCGAAAGGCAGGCGGCATGACTACCATCGCCGCTCCGCGCCCCGCGCCGCGCACTCACCCGCATTGGTGCCGCTGCACCGCATGCACCCCGCCCTCGCCCGCCGATCGCCGCGGCTGCACGCCGTCGCTGGCCGCCCTGCTGTTCGTCGCCGGCATCCCCACCGGCGCCGCCGCGATCGCCATCGTCGACGCCGCGATCGGCGGGCCCGGGCTCGCGGTCATCACCGGACACGAAAGGACTTCACGATGAGCGACGCCATCGCCGCCGACCAGCTGCGGCTGTTGATCGAGCGTATCGAGCGCCTCGAGGAAGAGAAGAAGGGCCTGCAGGACGACATCAAGGATGTCTACAACGAGGCCAAATCGACCGGCTTCGACGTCAGGACGATGCGCCAGGTCGTCCGCCTCCGCAAAATGGAAAAGCACCACCGCGACGAAGCGGAGGCCCTGCTCGAAACCTACTGCGCCGCGCTGGGGCTGCGATGACTGAAGTTCAGATCCTCCCTCCGCTGCAGCACCACGTATCGATGCCGCCCGCAAGCACCGAGGCGGCCATCCTCAACGCCGTCGTGCGCGCCCATCCCCACTGCGGGAACCAGCTCGAGGCGGCGGTGCGCATGGCGCTGCGCCTGGGCTGGGCCGCCCGTCACCATTGGGAAGGCATGGAAACATGACCCCCAATCCCGGCCATCTCCCGGCGGAAGCGATCGGCAGGCGCGTGCGCGTGCGGCTCGCCAACGGGCGGATCGGCCGATCCGATGCCGGCGCCTCGTCCCCGCCCGGATGGGCGGCCGACGGTCGCGGCGGCTGCCGCTGGACCCGCACCGGCAGCGACTTCGACATCGCCGAATATGAGGTGATAAAATGACGACGGCCACCACCACGACCACCGATGTCACCATCACCCGCACGGAGCTCGAGAACGCCGTGGCGCGCCTCGGCGGCCGCGTCAGTTGGCCGCGCGGCCGCCGCCCGCGGCCCGACGCCGCCGTGATAGCCAGGGCGGAAAAGCCCGCCGAATATTGGGACGCGGTTGAAGTGCCCCGCCTGCCCGAGCCTGGCCGGCTTTCACGACGCGTTTTCGAGGATTTCTTCGCCGCGATCGCCGCAGGCGACACGCTGACCGCACGCGGCCTGATGCCGCGCGTGTTCGGCAACGACGCACAGATCGCCGCGATCGATCGCCTTCCCTTGATCGCTTCCACGCAAGGAGACCTCTTATGACCTCCGAAACCCGAACCATCGACCAGCTGCGCCTGTCCCGCTTCAACGTCCGCACCAATGAAGAGGACGCCAACGCCACCGACGCGCTCGAACAATCCATCATCGAGCACGGGCTTTTGCAGCCGCTCGTCATCCACCCCCTGCGCGGCAACGCGATGAAATGGGGCGTCCATGCCGGCGGCCGCCGCTATCGCGCGATCAGGCGCCTGATCGAACGCGGCGCCCTGCCCGCGGACTGGCCGGTGGACGTGCGCGTCACGGACCTTTCGGACAGCGCGCTCTACGAACTGTCGCTCGCCGAAAACCTCCTCCGCCGCGGCCTGCGCCCGCACGAGGAATTCGAGGCGATCCGCCGTGCGGTCGACGCGGGCGCTCCCGTCTCCGAAATCGCCGCCCATTTCGGCCATCCCGAACGCTGGGCGCAACAGCATCTTCGCCTGGCGCGGCTCGCGCCGCCGGTACTCGAGGCATTCAAGTCCGAGGAAATCGGACTGGATGTCGCACGAGCCTTCGCCGCCACCGAAGACGATGATGCACAGATCGCGGCCTGGGCAGTCTTCCGCAACGAACCCGAATGGCATCGCCGCCCCGAAACCGTCCGCCGCCTGCTCAAGATCGGCGACGCCGAACTCGCGCGGTTGCTGCGCTTCGTTGGTGACGCCGCCTATCGCGACGCGGGCGGCCGCTTCGAACTCGACCTGTTCGCCGAGGAGGCCGAAGCGCGCGGCCGTGTGACCGACGAAGGCCTGCTTCGTCGCCTCGCCGAGGAAAGGCTTTCGGAGATCCGCGAACGGGCCCGCGCCGGCGCCGGTCGCGTTATCCGCTTCGCAAAGGAACCGCCGACAAACGACTATCGACAAACCGACAAGGGCCTTCAGATCCACCCGGCCGAAGCGGACGGCAAGATCGAACTGCCTGAAGGCGATATCGTCGCCACGCTGGAAATCGACGAAGCCGGCGAAGCGCTCCTGCGCTGGTGGTGGGCTACCCGCAAGGCGATGAGCGAAGCGAGCCATCCCGAAAGAAAAAAGGCCGCCGCCGCGAAGCCCGCGCCCGATCCCCGGAAAATCTATGCCGTCGATGTCGAAAGGCTCGGCGACGGCGCGGCGGTCAGCGACAATTTCTCCGCCAGATCGGTAGCCGACGCGTCGCTCAAACAGGAGGAGGGGCTGACGCAGGAAGGCGTCCAGGTCTTCCGTTCGCTCCGCCGTGCCGCATTGTCCGCGCTGCTCGCCTATGACGCGGCACGCGGCGGCACGGTCGGTCGCGATTATCTCATCTGGTCACAGCTGCGGATGATCTTCACCGGCGATCGCGCGGCGAAGATCGGGATCAAGGGGCTGCAGCCCGCCGATCACGACAGCGATCGCGCGCGCGATCACCTGCAGCAGCAACCCGGATATCGCCATCTCGCCGCCGAATGCGAGCGGCTGAAGAGTGAGCCCTTCGTCGCCGATCCCGATCCGGTCGCGGCGTTCATGGCATGGCGAGCGGCAGACGAAGCGACGCGCAACGAGGCGGCCGCGATCGTCGCCGGCCTTGCGCTCGAACGCTCGCTCGCCGCCCCCGGCTATCGCATCGCACTGCACGATGCGCTCGCGCAGGAAATGGGCCTCGCCGATCCGGCCGCGCTGCGAGCGGTCATCGCCCCGACCGCCGATCTGCTCGGCGAGCTTCCCCGGCTCCAGCGGCTTGCGATCAGCCAGCCGCTCGTCTCCGACGATCGCCAGCGCGAGCTGATCCGCAAGAAATCGGACGAGCTCACAGCCGCCGTCCTCCGCCTCGTTCAGGGCGAACCCGCCTGGGTGCACCCCCTGATCGCATTCGACGCCCCGCCGAACCCGGACGCCGTCGCCGCGCGGTCCGATCAGCACGACATCGAGGAATATCTCGCCGGCGAGATCGCGGAGGCGGCGGAATGAACCGGCTCCCGCGTGCGAACGGCTCCTTCGAAAGCTTTGGCGAGCCGGAAAGTCAGAAGCCGCTGCCGACGGTGGTGATGGCAATTCCAGGCGCCGGCGACGTCGTCATTCACCAGGCGCATTTCATCTTCGCCGGCGACTTCGACACGCCGAACGGAAAGCGCATTTCGGTCACTACCGGACGCTCGGCCTGCAAATGCGGCTGCGGGCGACCCGGTGTCGCCTTCTGCGCAACGCCGTCTGTCGACGAGGCCCGCGCTCTCGCTGCACGCATCCTCGCGGTCGCCGATCAAATCGAAGCGGAGGCCGCCGCGGCGGGGATGGCTGCGATCCGCAAGGCAGGAGGCAAGCTATGAACCTGCACCAGTCCAAACTGGTCGGGGGGGGGTAGAATGTCCGCTCTGCCCGCCCGCCCGAAATGCAATCCGGTCCGTGGCCGCCGCCCGGTCCTGCAGAATTGCACGATACACGAGCTTGGCATCGACCCGGCCTATCAGCGCTCGATCGAAAACCGCGGCAGCCAGGCGCTCATCCACAGGATCGCGCGCGACTGGGATTGGTCGCTGTGCCAGCCGCTTGTGGTCGCCCGGCGATCCGATGCCGGGCTGTTCGTCGTCGACGGCCAGCATCGCCTCGCCGCTGCGCGAATGCGCAATGACATCTACGATCTTCCATGCGTCGTCACGGACTATGGCGAACCGGCACAGGAAGCCGCCGCCTTCGTCGAACTCAATCAGAGGCGCAAGCCGCTCGGACCAATCGAACTGTTCAAGGCATCGCTCGCCGGCGGCGACCGGGAGGCGATCGAGCTGATGGCGCTGATCGAAACAGCCGGGCTTTCGCTCGCGCCGCACACCAATTTCACGGCGTGGAAACCTGGAATGGTCTCCAATGTGGCGGGCATCCGCGCCGCCTATCGAAAGGGCGGCGGCGCCATCACGAAACGCGCGCTAAACCTCCTGGCGCGTGCCTTCCCCGATCAGGTGCTTCGCTATGGCGGCACGATCTTCGCCGGCATCTGGCCGGCGCTGATCGAATTGGGGGAGGATGGCGACGACGCGCTGATGGAGCTCGTGCTGCAGGGCGACGATCAGCCGGGCTGGGTGAAGGCGATAACGGCCATTTCCGCCGACCGCGGACTCCATCGCACACCGGCCGCGATCGCCGCCATTCGCGAAGCCTATGACGAAGCTGCAGGCGAAGCATTCGACGAGGGCGGCGAATGACCGACCGCCCGATCAACTGCACGGTCGAAACCGTCCGCGCCATCCCGGACAACTGGACGATGATCCCGCGCGCGATGCTTCCCCGCCTGAACGGCCGCTTCGGTCGCAATTATGACGCCGCCCCCACCGACCTGAAGCCGACGATCCTCGCCATCGCCGAACTCGAACACCGCGCCCGCGAAGCGCGGTCACCCCGCTCCCAAAGCAAGGAGAATGCCCGTGACGACCTTTGATATTTCACAAGTTTCCGAAGTCCGCCTCAGTGCCGGTGCGCATGGCTCGGCGGCCGAAGGCATGTGCTTCATGGAAATGACCGCTTGGTTCGCCGGCGAAAAGCACAGCGACAAGCCGCAATGCGCCTGCCCAATCCTCGGCGGCTACGGAATCACGATCAACGACAATATGGAGGATGAGCAGCGCGATCGACTGCTCAAGCCACTGGTCCCGCTGATCGCGGGTACGCGCGGCACGCCGGCGGATGAACTTGCGCGTGCCCGTTTCCTCGCGATGTGGGGAATCAACCAGATCGCGCCTGTGTGGCTCCGTGCGTACGGCATTCCGCAGTTCGACGCGTTAGCGTCGCAATGCGAGGCGGCGCGAAGCGACGACGAGCTCCGCGATATCGCTCTGGCCGCTCGTGCCGCTCTGGCCGCTCTGGCCGCTCGGGCCGATCTGGCCGCTCTGGCCGCTCGGGCCGATCTGGCCGCTCGGGCCGATCTGGCCGCTCTGGCCGCTCGGGCCGATCTGGCCGCTCGGGCCGATCTGGCCGCTCTGGCCGCTCGGGCCGCTCGGGCCGATCTGGCCGATCTGGCCGCTCTGGCCGATCTGGCCGCTCTGGCCGCTCGGGCCGCTCGGGCCGATCTGGCCGCTCTGGCCGCTCTGGCCGATCTGGCCGCTCTGGCCGCTCGGGCCGATCTGGCCCGGGAGGCGCGCGCGCAGATCCTCGAGCTGATGGTAAAGGGTTTGCGCGAGGCGATCTTCATCGGCCCGCACGAAGGGTTCGATGCCGCAATCGACCTCGCCGACCGCCACCAGGCCTTGCGCGAATTGGTGCGGGCATGATCACGGGCAACCGGCGGGCGTCGGGCCCGCCGGAAACCTTCGGCAACCGACCACGCCGCCTGCAGCGGACGCGCCGTCGCAATGCCTTTACGCCCGCCGGCGCAATATATGTCGGGCGGCCGACGCTATGGAGCAATCCGTTCGCTGGCCGTCCGCATATCGGACATGCCCGAAGCGTCATATTGTATCGGGCCTGGCTGGCGGACGATCTTACGCCACGCATCCTCGCGGCCGCCGGGTTCGGCATGGACGAGATCAGAACGCTCGCGCGCTGGCGGCGGCGCCTGCTCAAGGCACTGCCGCGTATTGCGGGCAAGAACCTACAATGCTGGTGCCCGACAACATCGTCATGGTGTCACGCCGACGTGCTGCTCGCGCTGGCGAACGGAGCGACCGCCGAATGACCGACCGCCCGATCAACTGCACGGTCGAAACCGTCCGCGCCATCCGCGCCTGCCGGCAGACCGAGATATACCGCCCCGGCGTCTTCCTCGCCAAATGCCGGCCCGGCGAGCGGCTATGGGTGCGCGAGCCGATCCATTTGCCGCGCCAGGTCGAAGGCCTCGCACCGACCGCCGCGCTCGATATCGGCGCCAGGCCCTGGTACGCCGCCGACGGAAAGCCGAGCCGCGATTACGGCCGCGCGCGAATGGCGCGCGAAATGCCCCGCGCCTGGCACCGCATGCACCTGTCGCTGATCGCCGTCGATCGCATGTGCCTGCGGGAAATCGACGACGCCGGCGCCCGCGCCGCCGGCTGCCGCAATCGCGCCGCGTTCGCCGAACACTGGGACGCGGTGAACGGATCGGGAAAAACCTCGATCAGCCACGACAGTTTCACCTGGGCCGACAACCCCGCCGTCACGCGCCTCCGCTTCGACTGGGTCGACCTGCCGCTTCCTCTGCCCGCCGCCCCGGCCCGTGCGACCCAACGCGGCGTCGCCAAGCCAAGCGAGCCACCGCTGCGCCCCGCCGCGCCCGATCGCACCCCCTGCCCCCGCTGCGGCGTCCGGGCCGATATCGGGTGCGAGCACCAACCTCGAACCGAAGGAGCGCACCAATGTCGCTAGCCCCCGCCTGCTACGGAAAGGCGGCATTCGATACGCACGCCCAGGCGTTACGCCAGATGAACCGCCAGCGCTTCCGTCGCCGGCGCGGATATGGCCGGGTCGAAACCTATCGCTGCCATATCTGTGGCTATTGGCATCTCGGGAGCAATGCGCTGTGA